TGAATACCGCAGATGGGACCCTACACCCCCCCCCGTCAAAAACGTGCGCCCGCCCGCCCCCCGTTTGCGTCTATTGCCGGTCAGCCTACCGGCCCCCGATGGTACCTTCTCGCCACGTTACATATTGGCGCATATTGCGTTCGATAGAACATTACAAAAATTTAATGTTTCATAAGTATTGACACGCAATCCGCTTGCGTTAATCTTTGCCCGTCCGATAACTAATAATTTAGGAAATAGCACAATGAAACACAGCCTTTTGAATATTGACGCAAACCCAAAAACAATAAAGGGTCAGAAGCGCGGATACGTTACCGGCGTGCTTTATCTTGCACCATCCGATAGTTCCGGCACTAACGTATGCGGGCTTGAGCACATTGCAGAATGTGTAGTCGATTGTTTGAACTATGCGGGTCGTGGTGGCATGTCTCCCGGCAATGCGAGCTTCGATTCTAATGGACACGACATGCCAGACAACGCAATCCAGAAAGCGCGATTGCGCCGAACACATTTTTACTTGTCTGATCGTGTCGGCTTCATGTCGCAATTAGTGACCGAAATTGAAAGCGCGAAAAAGTACGCACGACACAAGCGCAAAAAATTAGCCATCCGATTAAATGGGACATCCGACATTAGATGGGAAACCGTGCCATGTGTTCGCAATGGTCGCGACTATCCGCACATTTTCGCCGCATTCCCGGAATTGCAATTTTACGACTACACCAAACTCCCGAACCGTCGCATTGCGGATATTGCGAACTATGCGCTCACGTTTAGCTACTCACACGCGAAAGCTTTCGCGCCTATCGTGGTTCGCGCTTTGCGCCACTATGGTTCGCGGGTCAATTTCGCCGCTGTATTTAAGGGTACATTCCCGGCGACGTTTTTAGGTCGCACAGTCGAAAACGGCGATTCTACAGACCTAAGGTTTTTGGATAATCCCGGTATCGTGGTGGCATTGCGCGCAAAGGGTCGCGCTCGCCGTAGCCTGTCTAATTTCGCCGTACCCGCCTAATAGGGAGAATCACATGGGAATCACCATACGCAAAGTACGCGCCGGTAGCTGGTACACGTTCGCGCCGGTAGGCATGGACTTATACGACCCAAAAACCACGCTAGCGTCCGGCGATATCGTGCAAGTAAAAAAAGCACCGGGATGTCCGCCACCCAACACAATGGGACATTGTCACGTTTATGACGCAGCCGGAAAGTTTCGCGGGTTAGTTCTAACCAATAGCCTACAGAGGGAAAGCACATGATCACGTTCCGTCAATTATGCGCCCTCTTTTTTTTCCGGCTCCGGCTCGGGTTCTGCGTCTATGGTTATGCCGCGGCCGATCATTCCCGCCAGCTCGGTCACGAGCTCCGACTTGTGGGTGACTTCTACGCTGACGTCAAGTGTTTGACGCTCTGTGAACCTGCCCGCTCCCCTAGTTTTTAGCAAAAAAATGGCGGCTGTGTCGCTTCCCGCCAATGCTCGCTGTGCTAGTGAGCCGGCGATTTTCTGCACCATCGCATGCTGGCCTGTTTCAAGCTCATGTTTGTAATGTTTGTAAAGCGTATCCATGCCCATTTTCAAAACGCGGCAGATTGTGTCTTGTGTTTGTCCGCAAAAAACCATGTTGGCGACGGTTTGCGCCGTGGCTGGATCGGGATGTTGTCGTGCATCCTTTTGAAGGACTATGGGCATGCTGGTGGTGTAGTCAACTATATCACCCAGCGAGGTGGTCTGTCTTATATCGCCCTCTCTTATATCGGCCTCAGCGGTCTTTGCAGCGGCCTTATCGCTACCCGCACCCTTACCCTTGCTCATGCGTTAAAACCTCTTAAACGGCCTTATATCGCCTTATATCGACGCACCCATATACTGGGCTGACTGGCGACAATCTTATACTGCCTCACCCGTTGCCGTAAAGGGGTCAACACGAACTTCACGAACTATTTCCGCTTGCGCTAAAATAAATCCAAAAGCCATCACTCTCTGTAAGTCATTGAAAAGACAGATAGAAATCTATATAGATAAATATATATTTTACTTTATTCCTTTCTTCTATTTCTTTCCTTACACCCTTCTCTATTTCAAAGTTTCCATATTATCACCCCCTTGTCTTACCCCACTCTCTCCCTCTGTTTGACCCTAAAGAAATAATCAGCCAACAACTATTGTTTGTCACCCTATGTTTCAAGTCTTTTCAATGACTTACTTGCACAAACAATATGTATGACCAAATTCTTACGCGGTATGTATAAAAGGGTCATACTAAAATTCTATGTTTCAAACAATCAAAAAACATTGACAGAACAAAATTCACACTAAACAATACGCGAGCAATTCAAAGTGTTTGCTTTGGATCGCAAATTTACCATGTATTGACATCAATGAGGGAATCCCATGTCTAACGTTTCTTTGTATCTTGAAGCATTGATCGACTTCCCCGACCCGACCACGTATTTGCAGGTTCATTCAAAGGCCATTCAGATGTTTGGCCGTCATCGTGTGAAGGGTGATAAGCAGTCCTGTCGGCAGTCTCTCGAAAGGCACGTATTGCGCGGCATGGCGACGAAAGATGATCGCGGCCTGTACTTGGCAACGAAAAAGGCATTCGACCCGATTAGCGACTTGGCGACGAAGATTCGGGTTTTGGAAGCTGAATGTGACCGCCTCCGGCAACGGATCAAGGAACTGGAAGCAACCGCCTAGTGGTCATCATTTGTTTTTGTTCATCTGGTGGTCGTTTTCTTGACAATTCTTAACAAATCTTTGCAAATCTTGACTGTACAGCGCAAGCGGCTTGTGTCATAATGTAGTTACGGTAGCACTAGCGGCTATCGGGTTCTATAACAACCTATCAGGAGAATGGCACATGGCGAAGCACGATCATGTCTTGTCGAACGGCTACACGTTCATCGCGGTTACAACGGGTCATTATGGTTCGTGGGCGAAGGCGACTGATCCCATGACGGCGATCCGAAGCGCGGCTGATGAGAACGGCTACGGCGAAGCAAAGCAAGTCACCGTAATGTGTATGTACGCCAAGAGTGATTCGATTCGATGTGGCAGTTTCGGTGGCTTCCATTGGGATGAAGGCGCAAACCCGGTTCCTGTTGGAATGTTCACCGTCACACCAAAGGCAATTACTAAACACGCTGATTGCGTCAAGTTCATCGAACAGGCATTAGCGGATATTGCAGAGTCACAAAGAGCTGCGGCCTAACGCACGGGCGGGGACTTCCAACCCGCCTTTTCTTCTGATATGTTGTTATACGCAAGCGGATTGAGTAAAACATAAGAGAGGCACACAATGACTACACAACACACCCCCGGCCCGTGGAAAGCCGCGCATGCCATTCAAGACGATGCCGCAGCCCGTTATATCTGGTCAATGACAGACAAGGCTACTGGACACCGCGAATTGGTCGCAACAATTCCGTATGCAGAAGGCGACCATATTAATGCGGACGCCCGCTTGATTTCCGCTGCACCCGATCTGCTTGCTGCGCTGCAAGACCTTTTGGCTGCGACTGAAGAGACCTACGACTCGCGACACGAGCGTCAAGCAGCACTGGACGCCATCAACAAGGCAACGGGAGACGCACAATGAACACGTTAAACGAGAAAGGCATGCAACGGTTGCGGGATTGGCTGCGAGCTAATTTTAAGTATCCGCCGATGCATTCGGTTGAGTTGAACGCATGGGCTGCGAAGGCCGAGGAATCTTGTCCGCCTTATCTTGAAATTAGGGCGAGCGATTCGCTGAGTGGTAGTGCGGTGACCTTGCGCTTTGCTGAGGACGAGTACTGGATCGAAGAGGCTGACGAGGATGCGCCATGAACAGTGAAGTGAACAAGCAGAGCCTAGTCGATCAGTGGGTCAATCTGTCGGTCATTGAGATGTACTATGAGGACGGAATGACCGAGCGTGAAATTGCCGAGGTCACAGGATATTCGATCACGGCGGTGTACGAGTTTCTGGCGGCATACGAGGAGGTGTGACATGAGCGAGCATACGAAAGGCCCGTGGGAAGCGAGATGGTCTGAACGAGGACAGTATTGGTTCATCGACCATCCGCAGCAGGAAGGCAGTGCCACGCTTACGAAACTGGACTGCGACGAAGCGGACGCTCGTTTGATTGCCGCCGCGCCGGAACTGTTGGAGGCGTTGAAGGACGCTATCGAAATCATCGAGGGTACAGGACTTGATGCGAGTATCCAACGCGCCGCCATCGCCAAAGCAACGGGAGAGCAGCCATGAAAGTTAAGTTCTATGTCGGTGCGATGGAGTCGGACATTGCAACCATTTTTGAACAGCGCGAGGAGATACACATCCTCACGAAACTGGACTATGTGGTAACTGCACAAGGTGAAAAAGAAGTTGCGAACATTGACGCACTGCTACGGGCTGCGGACAAGGAATTCATTCGATCCGACAGCCGCGCTCGTACGTTCGTAGAGTTAAGCATATTAAATGAACTTGAGGTGCAGCCATGAGACAGCCCCAAACCCCCCGCGAGGCACTGACCCTCGCGCTGTTCCTAGCCATCACGGCACCGTCAGACGCGCATGCGGAGCGAGCGATTGCGCTGGCGATGGAGCTGGCAGAGGGCATGCATGTGGACGACATTCGGGCAGCGAAGATCAACGCCAAGCGACGCGCAGAGAGGGTATTCCAATGAAGATTGAACTGAAGAACATCAAGCATGCCGCATTCGCGAGTCAAGAGACGCAATGTTTCGAGGCCTCGCTTTACATCAACGGCAAGCCGCGGGGGACGGTGAGCAACGAGGGATACGGTGGTGCGGATCGATTCTCCGATCACGCAGCCGAAGACGAACTGAATGCCTACGCGAAGACCCTGCCGCCCCGCACTTACGAGTGGGATGGCAAGACGCACGAGTTCGACCAGACGGCGGATTCGCTGGTGCAGGAAATTCTGGGCGAGCACCTGTCGCGTAAGCAATTGCAGCGGGTCATGCGTGACAAGGTGGTGTACTTGAAGGACGGCAAACTCTGGCAGACCACCGCGATTAAGAGCGCGGAGCAGCGGGCGAAGTACATCGCGCTCAAGGAGAGTGAGGGCAAGACGGTGCTGAATTCGTTGCCGCTGGCGGATGCTGTAAAGATTTTTCGGGAGGTCGCATGAAAATTTACGAAGTCACTATCAAGGCCACGATATACAAGACCATTACCGTCGAAGCCAACAACGAGGATGAAGCTTACGAGGCCGCGCACGAACAGTTTTCGGTGTTACCAGAGCCGGGAGTTTGCGAGCGGTACGAGCAGGAAACGATAGACATTGAAGAAGTGGAGAACGCCGCATGACCCCGACCGACGTTGCGATTGCTGAATTGGCGGCCTTATGGCTTGGGATATTTGCAATAGGGATTTTTATATTCTGGAGGTGGTTATGAACCCGATTACGATTGACCGCGTAATGTTGAGCGAGATGGTCTGGCGACGGCTGCGTTCTAAGTCTATTAACGGACTAGGCGGGCTGTTTGACGAACTGGACGGGTTGCGCGACAGGGCGGATTATAATACGGGCTCGCTCGACCGGCAGGACATTGCCGACTTGCAGGAAATCGTGAGCCATTTTCAGCCGGTGACGGTGGCTGAAATTGGGACGTTTATCGGCCGCTCAACGGCTGCGATGGCTAAGGTCATGCAGGACGGCGGGATGATTCACACTTGCGATGTTTCAAACGACATCAAATTGCCCCTTTTCAGCAACGCGGTGGGGGTGTGTCAATATCCTAAGCAGACCTCGACGCAAATGTTCCAAAGTTTGGTGGGATCGGGTACGCGGGTGGACTTGTTTTATATCGACGGTCGATTGGCAGCGGATGATGTGCCGTTAATTAAGAAGCTGATGCACGACCGGACGGTGTTTGTGGCGGACGACTTCGTTGGGATCGAAAAAGGCGTAGCGAACGCGATGAATCTGTTAGCGGGGTTGGGTGCGCCCTTTTATACGTTAATTTATCCCCGGCTGATGCGTAAGACGGCGATGTTGGTGCCGAATACCTTACTGCAATTTACGGCGCAATAACCGGCAACGGGATCAGCTTAAGAACCGCAGCTTATAAATTGCTGACAAATAATGACCCACAATTTCGTCAATGATGTTCTGGATAGCGGTTTCGTTTTGGTCGCAGAAGTCATACCGTCCGGCAGCGATCTGGTCGATCTGGTCTTCCAGAAACTCCACAAGGTCACGGTTCTTGTTGGCGGACATGAGCGAGATGGGGCCGATTAGACCGTGGCGACCTTGATAGGCTTCTGCGAATGAATCGGCTAGGTCTGGCAGGCCCTCATAGAACTTTTGTGTGGCCTTATGAACCGCATAAGAGCGCGTATTGAGATGGACGCTATGGGCGACATCACGGGCCAAGAAGAGCATTCCGACGAAATCTGCGGCTTTCATATCTGCAACGATACCGCAGGGCAACGGGCAAAGGCAACCTTTTTACGCAAGGGGGTTGTTTCTTATATCGGCTAGGCATAGACTCAAGCCGGTTGTTTTCAATAGCACTCTACAGGAGAGAGCACATGGACAACGAGATGGAATCACAGGAACTGGATCGTGGCTATCGCGAGTATGCGGAAGTGCAGCAAAAGCTAGAGCAAGTGGCGCAGCAAGAAGTGGCGCGTGTTGTGGTCGAGGGCGAGCAGTACTTAAAAGCCTTTAGTTTCTTTTTGGACAAGGTGATGCGATGACATGGTTTAAGTGTGGCGAATGCCAACATGAATTTAGCGAGCCGTACATTCAGGAGCATACGGATCTGATTTGCTACGGCAGCGCGGTGTCGAGTGAGGTGGTGTGCGTCACGCAGCATTGCCCAAATTGTGGTGATGAGGACTTCAGCCGCTGTATTGAGGAAGAGATGGATGAGTGACTGGCGTACTGCGCGTGGGCTTGCTCAGAAGGTGGTGCGCCGTTGCTCAGAATGTGGGGTTGAGCATGCTGGCAAGTGCTCGTATCGGCGCAAGTCCGGCCCGACTCAGAAGGCGACGGCAGAGCAGGCGAGGTCTTGGTTAGAAAAGCGGCGGCGTGATCGGCAGCGAAGGCAGATACAGACTCTTATACAGGAGTTATGCGATGGAATCGAAAGAGCGAGACGATCAATCAGACAGCAGAGTAGCTTCCGGGCGGTGGCGAAAGACCAAAGCCGAAGTGATTCTGGAGCAGATTTACGCAAAGCAACGCGAAATACGATTGTTAGAAATCGAACTGGCGAGGACGGATCCAAATGAACTGGTATCAAAATTGGAAGGCGAGACTGCGCGTTAGATTTTGGCGCGACTGGGATCAAGTACCGCCGCCTAATTGGGCGTGTAGTCGTCGCAAGTTGGGAGGGCAGTACTGGTGAACATGGAGTACTCACAAGACCGGCTGCGAGCGGACATTCGCGATCTTGAGGAGAAGATCAAGCAGATGGAGCGAGACCGTGAGGAGCTGGGCGATAAGGTGATGGTGGCGGAGATTGCGCTGTCGGTGGTTGTGTTTACGGTGGGCTTCTTTGTGGGGCGTATGACATGAAAGTAGAAATATGCTCGCAGGGTTTGGACGCAATTATTCGCGGTGATCTTAAGAGCGTACTGGACTCATTGAAGCGTGACTTGAAGGTCAGAAAGAGTGGCAAGGGTGTTTGTATATTTTACATGGACAAGGCTGAAGACGTTGCTGAGATACAGCGTCATATTGATGCGTTCAAGATTGTTCTGAAGTACTACGGAGGTTGAAATGACATCTGTGCATCAGAAGAAAGAACTAGGCCGTTGGCTACTGCCGGGGGCAGAGGGTGTCCAGCAGTTTGGAGTAACCCGCAAACCCCACGCATTCCACCGCGCCATGATGCGGATATGTTTTGGCTGGCAGTGGATGGACAAGGAACTGACTTGCGACTACTGCAACCTCTACCCACGGCTACGCAAGAAAACACACTGCGAAGAGTGCGCCCGGTCGCTGGAAGGCGGCGAGTTGTATAACGTGGTCAAACTTGCAGAGAAAGCCGGGATCGTATTCGGAACGAGCAGCACGCATATCACAGTGCAGAAATTGGAGAAGTTTTTCGCTCTCGCACAGGGGGTCAAGAAGCCATGACCCGCGACGACATCATCCTACTGGCGCGAGAGGCTCTAGGCAAGCCGGAACCTAGTGCTTTTGTTAAACCCGGCATAAAAGTTGGAGTTAGAACCCAATGAAGGAACAAGAAGTGCTTATTTTGATTACGAAGGCAGCGGAAGCTGAAAAAGCCGACGATGCTTTGAAGTTTTCACAGGCAGCGTGTAACGCCGCAAACGCGCTATGTGCGTTAGCCTCAGCGAAAACTATTAAAAGCTCGTAACAACGGGGGGCCGCCGGGGATTGCTCGGTGGCCTCTTTGTTACAGATTAAAAAGGAACATACTGAGCGGGAGGCGTGTGCGAAGGTGTGTGAGGATATTCCGGTGCCGCAAGGCCCAACAGAATTGACGCATATTCCAACACTTGAGCGATGCGCTGCCGCCATTCGTGCGAGGAGTGAGACATGAAACCTGACACTTACAAGTTGATTTAGATGTGCGTTTGATCAGAAAGAGAGGTTATAAGAGACATGAAAAACCTGTGGGGCGATGATGTTTTCTTAGCACTAGCCAAGATCCGAGAGCAGGGCTTGTGGGATGAAGCCGATTTGGTGTCTAAAGAAATGCTTGCTCTACAGGCCGAGGTCGTTTACTTACGGCGACGTATTGAAGCGTCTATTCAAGACCGTGACGCATTTAAAGCAGAGTTTGATGTATGAAAATAATTAACCCAGCTTGTTTGCTGATCAACAAGGACTACGCAGAGTCTTTTGATCGCGAGGGCATGGAGTTGTTCCACAAGACGATGGTGTCTTTGGCGAGCCAGTTGAAGATCGGGAGCCCGAACACTACGGCAACGATGCACGATGATTTGGTGGTGTGGTTTCGCAATTTGTTCTTTCTTGAAGATAAGAAGTTTGCCGAGGCTTTGCGTCCTTACATGGGCGATCACACTCTGCACGCACGGACATGGCGTATATACAATTTGTGTTGGGCTCTTAGCCAAGCCGCGCATGTTGCCGGTGATGTGGTAGACATCGGGTGTTACGAGGCCCGCAGCACACACGTTTTTTGTACATACAATAAAGATTTGCTTAAGTACAAGGCTTTGTATTTGTTTGACTACTTTGACGCCCCGGCTGGCGATCATAAGAAGGCGTTACACGGCCCAAAATTGGAAGATTTGGTAGCGAAGCGCATGGCGGACTTTGAGCCTTTTGTGTGCCCCGGCAGCGTGACGGATACGATTCCGAAGCATTTACCGGATGAGATTTGCTTTGCCCATATTGACTTGAACAGTGCTGAGGCTGAAGCGCATGTGATGCCGGAAGTGTACGAACGCATGAATAAGGGCGGGATCATTGTGTTTGATGACTACGGGTTTGCGCGGTATCGGAATTCGGCGTTAGCGCATCAGAAGTTTCTGGAAAAAAAGATAGAGCGTATTTTGGAATTGCCCACTGGGCAGGGGATGATGGTGAAGTTATGAGTGAAGAGTTTGATTTTATTTCACGACCAGAGAGCAAGAACGACGAGCACGTTTGGTGCAAGATCGATCAAGACGGCAAGCTGGAAGTGTTTGATTGGGAGTTTGTTGAGAAGACGGCTGTGGAGTACGACATGGCGGGTGCTGTGACCCAGCGCAGCAATGCTCAGATCATTTGCAAGTTGGCGATGTTGATTCGTCAGCAGGCACTTGAGCAAGCGGCAGCGGCATTGACCAAGTATCGGGACTTGCCTGCTACGGCTACGGTAATCATGTTGAAAGACCCTTTGGGAGAAGAGTTATGAAAGACGACGATCAGAGTTGGCCGATGCCCATAGCGGACTTAAGCGCAAGGGATTACTTTGCTGCTATGGCGCTACAAGCTATTTTGGCTGGCAACGAGGGTCGGCATGAGAACCGATGGGATTTAGCCAGAGACGCTTATAACGTGGCCGATGCCATGCTTGAAGTAAGGGATGAACAATGAGCCGTTTTGTTTTCTTTCACGTTGGGTCTGACATCAGTTTCCCGACGAAGATGGTGCAGTCGTTGAAGGCTGTGATGCCGGACTCTGAGGTCATCATGTGCACGGACGATGCGACTCCGCAGGTGCCGGGTGTAGATGACTACAAGTACTCGCAGGGCAACTACGAGCAGATGATGTACTGGCGAACGAGGGCGTTTGCTGAGGCGAGGCTGACCAAACCGGCTGCGTATATTGACACCGACATGTTGTTTGCGTTGCCGCTAGCCCCGGCTGCGATTTTGGCGGAGCGAGAGATTGTGTTCTGTCGGCGGTCGTTTGACCGGGACGCGGGGTTTAACGGACAGCAGCGGGGTGGGGTATTCAAGAAGTATCACGGCATTCCGCTTGGGGCTTTGTACCCGTACTTGGGGTGTTTCACGATCACGAAGTCGTGGCGCGAGTGGCAAAACTTGACGTTGCTGATGGGGTTTATGGATAAGCCGTTGCAGTCGTGGTATGGCGATCAGGAGGCCCTAAAGGTGTACTCGCACATGCTGTATCCGGAGCTGGTGGGCGAAGTTGAAGAGATGGATTATGCGTGTTTGCCTGACAAGGCACCCGAGGGTCATGTACCCCGGATTCTGCACTATAAGGGTGCAGCGCGTAAGGAGGCATTTTTAAATGCTTAAGGTATTTATTGGCTGGGATCGGCGTGAAGACGGGGCCTATCAAGTAGCCAAGCATTCGATGGAGTTGTATTCGTCAATCCCGCTCGAAATCGTTCCGATAAAGCAGCACGAGTTGCGAGAGCAGGGTATCTATACGCGCCCTGTGGACGCTCTTGCGAGCACGGAGTTCAGCCTCACGCGGTTTTTGACTCCATATCTCGCGGGGTATTCCGGCTGGGCCTTGTTTTGCGACTGCGATTTTCTTTTCCGGGGGGACATCTCGACTTTGCTTGACTACGCCGATGGGGCAAAAGCGTGCTTCGTTGTACCGCACGATTACCGGCCTACTGAAGCGGTCAAAATGGATAACAAGGCGCAACATCAATATCCCCGAAAGAACTGGTCAAGCTTTATGTTCATCAACTGTGAGCATGAACAAGTTAAGCGATTAACGCCAGAGATTGTGAACGCTGCTACACCCGCGTATCTTCATAGGTTTGAGTGGCTAACGGACGATGTGATCGGGCACTTGCCGATTGCGTATAACTATCTTGAGGGTTGGTACAGCCGCAATGACTGCCCGAATCCGATAGGGGTGCACATGACTCGCGGGACTCCATTGTTTAAGGACTGGACGCATGTGGAGTACGGCAAGGAATGGATGGCCATGGCGGCGATGATATGAGCAAGCACGCTAAAGCCATCAAGGCGATTGAGACGGCGTTTCAGGCGGGCAAGTATGCCGAAGCCTTGGATCTGACCAACCATGCCATTGCTTTGAATCCAAAGGATCCTGTTGCGTACCGGGCTAGAGGTCGGTTGCTTCAGATGCAGCGCAAGTTTGAGGAGGCTATCAAGTACTACGATGCTGCGGAGCGACGGGGTGCCAAGGACGCGGACGACTTTGTGAATCGTGGCATTTGTAAAGCCGAGTTGCAGCGGTACGACGATGGTATTGAGGACTTTACGAAAGCGTTGGAGAAAAATCCGAAGTACTTGCATGCTGTAATTCAGCGTGGCGCGGCCCAGTGGGAAATGCGGCGTTGGGACAAGTCAGAGGAGAATTTCCGGCTTGCCAACGAGATTGCGCCCGACGATGCCAATGCGAACTGGATTTTGGGGTTGTTGGCTTTGCAGCGTAATGACTTCAAGACGGGCTGGCCGTTGTATAACCGCAGATGGAAGAGTGAGCGGTTCAAGTCGCGTCCGTTGCAGACTGACAAGCCGGAGTGGGAGAAGGACACGGGGCTACGGTCTGTGCTCGTATGGGGCGAGCAGGGCATTGGCGATCAGATCATTTACGGGTCTTTGCTGCCAGCGGTTCGCGAGCACACTGATCATGTAACGGCGATGGTTGACCCCCGGTTGATCTCTATTTTCAGCCGGTCGATGCCAGACATTGTGTTTCAGTCTCAGATGGACAAGATCCCGAAGGATCGACATGACTCGCACTTGCCATTTGCGTCGATTGGGGGCCATTTCATTCAAGAGGTGGATGACATCCCCCGTCACGTTAAGTCGCCCTTTCTGAAAGCTGACCCTGACCGTGTAGCGCAATTGAGAGTAGAGTTGGGTATTCAGCCGGGGGACTTTGTGGTGGGGCTATCGTGGTTAAGCACTGCGATGAAGATTGGCCCGCACAAGAGCATTCCGCTGGTCGAGTTGTTACCAATTATCAACGGGCCTAACAGGAAAATCGTCAATGTTCAGTACGGCTTCAAGAAGTCTGACACAGACCTCTTCAACGCAGAGCATGGCACCAACATCCTTACCTCTTCGGTGGACTTATGGAAAGACTTTGAGGGTCTCGCCGCACTGCTCATGGTCTGCGATGTTGTCGTGGCGGTCAGCAGCACAACGGTGCATTTGGCCGGAGCACTTGGGCAGCGGGTCTTGCTCATGGATGCCAACAAGCTGTGGTATTGGGGAAACAAAATTGGCGATACGAGCGCGTGGTATCCAAGGACGAAGATTTTTCAGAGAGAGAACATGATTTCTCCTTGGAATAAAGTGGTTGATTTAGTTAGAAGTGAAGTGGAGTTTATTCAAAATGAAAGAGGGTAAAGATGCCGTCCGAGAATACCTTGCGACTATCGGAAGCCGAGGTGGCAGCGCTGCTAGAGGAGCTAAGAAGCGACGTCCCAAGGAGCACTATAAGCGAATGGCAAAGCTCAGCGCCGCCAAGCGACGAAAGAACAAGCGATCCCGTGAACCCGAGTCACTACAAGAAGGGCGGGATTGAGTGTATTGATGCCATACGGTCGATGCTGACTGAGGAGGAATGGCGGGGTTTTCTGAAGGGTACAGCTATGGCGTATATCTGGCGGCTTGGGCATAAGGACGCCCCCGAGCAGGACGCTAAAAAGACGTTGTGGTACGTCTCATGGCTTGCCAATCAAGATCCGAGGGGGTAATATCCCCCTGTGCTATCTCGTGACATTCTCCTGTAAATCAGGTTGCCCCGGAGTTGAGCGAAAGTTCCTCCGGGGATTTTTTTTGTCACTTTGCCCTGACACGATAAACGCGGCGATCCCGTCCGGGGCCATTGGCCTTGATGACTTCTTCCACAATGTCGCCTGCCTCTAGGAGCGTTTGCAGGATCTCGTTGCGGTCGCGGGCTTTCATGCCTTGGAGCGACTTGGCGAGTTGAGTGCTGCTGGCTCCGAGGTCGCCTTGCTTGCGGATGAAGTTCAGGATGCGCTTGTGCGAGGCTTCGGTTTCGTTCTCTGAGATTTCCCGCACGAGCAGATCTTCGGTGTAGTTGAAGCTCCAGCGGCAAAAGTCGTTAGCCATTTTGAAGATTTCTAACGTGACGATAGGGCTAACCGGGTTGCGTGCGATGGCTTCGATCATGGCGACTTTGATAGTCATTTCGGAGAAACGCACCCAGATATGTTCGTCCTTGCGGGACTGTTGGGTTTGCCATCTCTTAACGACTTCGTACTCCGTGAACGCTTCCTTATCCCACATGACCGGAATGGGTTCGACTGATGCGTTAGGGATCATTACTTGGTTACTCAGGTTCCCTGCATTAGGCGGGACAACTGCGTAGGAGTCTGCAATGTCCTTGACCAGTTCTTCTGGCGGCGGAATGCGGGCCGGGACGCAGGAGTCTGGGAAGTCTTCAAAGGGCGGCACAAGCAGGATGCGCGACATCGTGCCGTTATCCACCATATCGTGGTTGAGTGCCGGGATCAGCGTGCGCGGGGTTGTAGTGCCAAAGAAGTTGAAGTTAGGCTGATTGATGTCGAAGCGCACACGATTGGTTGAATCGGCGTATTCCTGTCCGTGATAGATACCGTTGCTGCTGGAGTAAATCTCAAGCAGGGTTTTGATGATGTCGCGTTGATGGCTTGCAGCATTCTTGGCGGTCAGGCTCTGAAGGTACAGGCCCATTTCGTCAAGGTGGCTGATGCGCGAAGGGAAGTCGAACAGAGTGCGTAGGATGGCGACGCCTGAACTGAAGCGATCCCCGCAGATCAATTGATTAAGACTTGCTGCAATCATCAACTCTTTGACGCGCTGCCGGGAGTGGTCTTTACCTGCTCCGGGTTTGGCAACGGCGATTGCGAACAGGTTGCAGCGTGTGCCGAGATCGGCCATGGCGTACCGTCGCCCAAAGATGGCCCCAAACATAACGAGGGCGTTAGCGAGCGCAAAGGTTGGCTGCGGCTGTTGAGCCGTGTTGATGATCCAGCGGGTCACCCTGCCTACAAGAGACGGGGTATCGAACCACACATGCGGGAAGTTTTCCTTGGTGCTCTTTTGAGTCTTCTTAGGCTCCTTGAGGTTCGTAAGGTCAACGAGCTTGACCGCCTTGACGGGATTCAGATCAATGTGGACTGGCGGTACCCAGCCGTTTTGCTGGGCGTAGTAGTAGAGAGTTCCTGCGCCGATTTTGCTAGGCGGCGACTTGCTGTAGTGATCCCAGCGTTGACTGGTTTCTAGGCTGTTGTACTTGCCAGAGGCTCGCGACCACTGATCGAATATATGCAATCCCTTACCTTCGGTGGCGCAATAGATGGCCATGCCGATACGGTTCCAGTCGTCCCACGAGAGGTCTGGGTTTGGTACATACTTCAGGGAATCCTCGACCGCTGCCAGAGTTCCCACGAGCCCGTCGTTGGAGGTTTTAAGATCCTTTTCGGCTAAAAGCGTGCTGACCAGCCTCTTACGTCTCAGATTGGGCGGTAAAGCGTTATAAGCCTCTTCAGCGGCTTCCAGCACCTGCTGACGGGTCACGATTGGCAGGGCGTTTACGGACGTCTGGTGCGGTGCGTCGAACGGCCATGCGTAAGGCTTGTTGGTCTCCGGGTGATAGGCGTAAGCAACGAACTGCTGGCCGACCCCAAGGACTTCGATAGGGTGCAAGGAGATCTTACTGAAGGGCTCTAGTGTCCGGTACAAGTACAGGGCCTTAGGGGATTTGCCGATGCGGATGAGATCGGTCTGGCCGAGTTTGTTTTGGAACACTTCCCCGACTTTGAGGGC